AAGAAGAAAGAAACCAGCAGTTTGCTGAATATGTTTGGGGTGAAGTAATGGCACAGGTGTCTCCTATCGTAACGCAGTTAGAGCGTCGTTATAAGACGTTGCAGTCAAATCGATCTAATTGGGAGAAGCACTGGCAAGAGCTGGCAGATTATATGCTGCCGCGTAAGGCTGACATTACGAAAAAGCGTACTCAGGGTGACAAGCGAACTGAGCTGATTTATGATGGTACGGCTATTCATGCTGTTGAGCTGTTGGCATCATCGCTGCATGGGATGCTGACATCGCCAAGCACGCCGTGGTTTTCGATGCGGTATCGTGATCCAGCGTTACAGCAGAACGATGCGGCGAATGAGTGGTTAGAGCTGTGCATGGATCAGATGTATCAGGCGTTCAATCGGTCTAACTTCCAGCAAGAGATACATGAGCTGTATTATGACTTGGTGGTGTTTGGCACGGCTGCTTTTTATGTCGAGGGTGACAGTGATGGCTTGCGGTTTAGCTCACGTCACATTGCAGAGATACTGATTTCCGAGGATGCAGAGGGTCGTGTTGATACGGTGTATCGTAAGTTTAAGCTGACTGCGCGTGCATTGGTAATGCGTTTCGGCGAAGAGAATATGCCGCGTGCTGTAATTTCTGACATGAAATCAGACCCTTACAAAGAGCATGAGATCATTCATGCTGTATTCCCGCGTGGGGAAGCGAAGGGTAAGACGGCTAAGAATAAGCCAGTCGCGTCTGTGTATTATCATCAGGGGTCTAAGCATCTGCTGAGCGAGGGTGGCTTTGATGATTTCCCATTTATGGTTCCGCGTTTTGTTAAAGACAGCGTAAGCACCTATGGGCGTTCGCCCGCCATGACTGCTTTGCCTGATGTAAAGATGTTGAATAAGATGTCAGAGGTGACGATCAGGGCTGCGCAGAAGCAGATTGACCCGCCTTTGATGGTTCCTGACGATGGGTTTATGATGCCTAATCGTACAACGCCAGGGTCGTTGAATTTCTATCGGTCAGGCACGCGTGATCGCATGGAGCCTTTGAACATCGGGGCGAACAATCCATTGGGATTAAACATGGAAGAGCAGCGTCGCAATGCGATTAGGCAGGCATTCTATGTGGATCAGTTGCTGTTGGGGCAGGGGCCGACGATGACAGCAACTGAGGTTTTGCAGCGTAATGAGGAGAAGATGCGGTTGCTCGGGCCTGTACTCGGGCGTTTACAGGCTGAGCTGCTACAACCGTTGATCTCGCGTTCCTTTGCGCTGCTCCTCAGGGATGGGCTTCTCCCTGCCGCCCCTGAGGAACTACAAGGTCAGGACATTGATATTGAGTATGTTAGCCCGCTGGCGAAGGCGCAGAAGCTGACAGACTTGCAGTCTGTGCTGCGTGGGTTTGAGGTATTGGTGCAGTTGGGTGAGATTGCGCCAGTGCAGGATTACATCGATCCAGATCGCATGGTGCAGTATTTAGTTGAAACGACTGGTATGCCTGCGCGTGTGATCCGCAGCAATGAGGAGATTGCGCGATTGCGTCGTGAGCAAGCGGTGGCACAGCAGGCGCAGGCAGCGCAGCAGCAGGAGCTGGTAGACGCTCAGGTGCTGCAACAGGCAGCGCCAATGGTTAAGGCACTGGGTGGATGAATAAGTTAGATGAATTAAAGCTGGCCTATCGTCGGACGTTTAATACGGACGATGGCGAGCAAGTCTTGAGTGATCTTAAAAAGCGTTTTGCTTTTGAGACAACCACGTTTTCGGGCGATCCATATCAATCAGCTTTTAATGAAGGACAGCGAGCAGCAATCCTGCTGATCGTCCGAATGCTGTCCGAAGAGAAGGAAATCACATGAGCGAAGAGGCAACCCAAGATACAGGGTCTCAAGAAGTCGCGGATACTGGGGCAGCGAGTGCAGCACCAGTTGGATTTTTAGATAGTCTGCCAGAAGATTTGCGAAATGAGCCGTCATTGCGTAACTTTACCGATCCTGGTTCACTGGCGAAAAGTTATGTACATGCCCAGCGCATGATCGGCGCAGACAAGATACCGTTGCCTGGCAAGTCTGCCACGGATGATGAGTGGCGTGCTGTGTATAGCAAGCTAGGCGCACCAGACGATCCTAGTGGCTATGATATCAGCTTTAACTCTGCGTCTATGGGCGATAGTGAGATGGAAGGCTTGAAGGCTGCGTTGCACCAAGCAGGCTTGACCAATCGTCAGGCGCAGGCGTTTGCGAACTACCTAGATCAGTCGTACAGCGAGGGCATGAGCCAGCGTGAGAGCGCGGCAGAGGATGCACGCTATCAGGGCGAGCAGGAACTGCGTCAAGAGTATGGCAAGGCGTTTGAACAGAAGTTAGAGCGTGCGCAGATGGCAGCGAATACGTTGCTTGGCGGCACAGAAATCTTTGATGAGATTACGTTGTCAGATGGGCGTATGTTGGGCGATCATCCAGAGATCGTGCGCATGTTTGCATCGTTAGCAGATCAGATCGGAGAGGATAGTTTGGAGGGTCAAACTACCGAAATGATTATGACCCCAGAAGAGGCGTCACGTCAAATTGCAGAGATGACTAGACGAGATGGCCCTTATTGGGATAGAATGCATCCAGAGCATGACAGTTACGTCAGTCAAGTTCTTGCTCTGAGAGAATACACCTAGTGGATAACCGAGAGGCCCACACACAAGCATGTGCGTCATGCGGAGTGACTGCCCAAGCAGTAAGCAAGACCCCGCAAGGGATAATCAAGCGACATCACCTGTAACCTTTTCTTAGGAGTTGGAGACAAATGTCTACTCAAATCACTACGGCATTCGTCAATCAGTTTTCTTCTAACGTTCAGATGCTGTCACAGCAAATGGGTTCACTACTGCGCACAGCGGTAGACGTAGAAACTGTAAACGGCGAAAAAGCCTTTTTTGACCAAGTAGGATCAGCGGCTGCTGTTCTACGCACGTCACGTCACGCGGATACACCGCTTGTTGAAACACCTCACTCACGTCGTATGGTGACGATGGCTGATTATGAATATGCTGACTTGATCGACGATCAAGACAAAGTCCGCATGTTGATTGATCCGACATCAACATACAGCCGCGCTGCCGCTGCTGCTATGGGTCGCGCAATGGATGACGTGATTATCTCTGCTGCTCTTGGCGATGCTAAGACAGGCAAGGATGGTGGCACAACAACAGCATTCGACACATCAAACCAGCAAATCGGTGTAGGTTCACCAGCGGCTGGCTTGACATTGGCGAAGTTGCTAGAAGCAAAAGAAATTCTAGACAGCAACAGCGTTGATCCATCAATCCCACGTTACATCGTTGTATCACCAAAACAGATTTCTGATTTGTTGGGCGACACAACAGTAACATCATCTGACTTCAACACTGTTAAGGCTTTGGCGCAAGGCGAGCTAAATCAGTTTGTTGGGTTTAACTTCATCACGTCAAACCGTCTAGGCGTGGATAGCTCAAGCTATCGTCGCGTTATTGCATTCGCAATGGACGGCATCAAACTAGCGATTGGCAAAGAGCCATCAGCTCGCATTGATGAGCGTGCCGACAAGTCATACGCGACACAAGTCTACTATTGCCAATCTGTGGGTGCTACACGCATGGAAGAAGCAAAAGTGGTCGAAGTGTTGTGTTCTGAAGCATAAGGAGTTTGAACAATGGCTACAGTTTATTCAGCACAACGTACAAACTCACTGGCAGACCCAGTCGTTATGAACAAAGCCAACGAGATGGGCGGTCGTATCCGCGTAGCTCATGGCACATATGAGGCATCTTCTTTGGCATCTGGCGATGTTATTGAGATGTTTGTTCTACCAAACGGCGCACGTTTGTTGGAGGGCTCATTAGCACACGATGCATTGGGTGGTTCAACAACATTGTCAGTTGGTCACGCTGCGTACAAAAACGCAGACGGCACATCAGTATCTGCTGCGGCGGCTGCTTACAAAGCTGCTGCTGCATCAACATCTGCTCAGAAGGTAGACATCCTTGCAACTCTAGCTCTAGGCTCAGGCTCAGAACTAGATGCGGATGAGGACGGTGTAACCGTCACTGCGACAATGGGCGGTGCTGCTGGCACTGGTACAATCGAAGTTACCATCAAATATGTGGTTGACTAAATAAGTTGGGGCGGTTCGCCGCCCCTTCTTTTTCTAGGAGATTGTCTTGGCTAACTTAATACCGTTCGATCCCAAAAAACATAAGGCGATTGACTTGCCAGGTGGCGGCAAGGCGACGGAATATTTGGTTTCTGAGCAATCCCCAGAAGGCACTGCGTGGAACATTCCGCAAATCTGGTTTGATACAGAAAGTGGAAAGCCTACATTTTTAAGGGGTGATCGTGCTTGGGATGAAGCCAAAGCATATGAAGAAAGAACAGGGAATAAATTCCCTCGTTATGATACAATTAGGCAGGCGGTATCGGCTGCTGAAAAAATGTCCGCTGCGGGTGGCGCATCTAAAAAAAGTTTGATGAGTAGGAAATAAGCATGACAAGTAAAGTTGATATTGCAAACTACGCGCTAAACAAGATCGGCGGGTCAAACATCACCAGCTTTACTGAGGACAGCAAGGCTGCGCGGATTGTCAATCAGCGTTACGATGCAGCCCGCGATGCTGTTTTTCGCGCTCATCCTTGGAATTGCTTAATCCGACGCGCTGAACTGGCGCGGAGTTCAACAGCTCCTGCGTTTGGCTACACATATCAGTATGCGTTGCCAACTGATCCATATTGCCTGCGTGTTTTGGAATTTAGCAATGGATCGATGTCGTACCCGCAAGACAACATGCTTTCGGCAAATGGCGATCCAGTGTTTGTCATTGAGGGAAGAAATCTTCTGACGAGTGAAGGCACGGCAAAGATCAAGTATGTGGCACAGGTCACAGACCCACAGCAGTATGATGCTAATCTAATTGAAACACTTGCTGCACGCCTGGCGCATGAGATTGCCTATGCTATCTCAGGATCAACGACACTGATCCAGCTTATGGAAGCGCAGTATCAAACGCAACTAAAAGAGGCTCGGTTTGTTGATGCGACTGAGGGCGCGACAACACACATTGAGGCGAGTGACTTTATTGAAGCGAGGTTCTGATGGCGCGATCAGCACCAGCATACAGCTCATTCACCGCAGGTGAGATTGGGCCAAAGTTTGAAGGTCGCACGAATATTGAAAAATATCGTGAGGGTCTGGCTGACTTAACAAATATGATTGTTATGCCGAGCGGTGGCGTAACACGCCGCCCAGGCACAGAGTTTCTTGATGAAGTCAAAGACAGCGCGGTAAAGACGCGTCTGATACCGTTTCAGTTCAAGGCTAGCGATACTTACATCCTAGAGTTTGGCGATAGCGTTATGCGCGTTTACCGCAATGGCGCATTGGTTTTGAATGGTGCATCGCCTTTGGAAGTGACAACGCCTTACGCTGCGGCTGACATCTTTGATCTGCGTTTCGTGCAGTCTGCCGATACGATGTATTTCACGCATCCAAGCTACGACGTGCGCAAGCTAACGCGTACAGATCACGATGCTTGGAAGTTTTCCATCCCGATCTTTCAGGGTGGACTGGATGCTGCGAAGTACATTGAAAACATCACGCAAGCTGATCCTGGCGTTATAACTGTAACAGGTCATGGATTTAGTAACGGCGATGAGGTTTCACTGTCTGGTATTCAAGGCATGACAGAGATTTCTGCTGCGAATTACCGCGTTGCTAATTCAACAACTAATACATTTACACTGGTTGATGAGGCTGGTGATGATGTAGACACAACGAGCTTTACAGCATTTGAAGATGGCGGCGGCGACGAGGTTGAAATTACTGGCGCAACAAAAGCTACTTTTTGTCAGATTACGATCAACGATCATCCATTTTTTAATGATGATGTTATCTATATTAAAGATGTAGGCGGCATGACAGAGTTAAACGACAATTACTACGTTGTTAAATCTGCCACGACGAGCACATTTAAACTAAGGGATATGTCTGGCGCTAAGGTTAACTCAACAGGATTTACCACATATACCTCTGGCGGTACGGCAGAGTTGGCATTGTCAAAGGTGCAGAAGATACAGCCTGTTGGTACAGAGATGAGCGGCACAGATAATCGTCCAAGCGTCGTGTCATTTTTTGAGCAGCGTTTGGTGTTTGCCAACACAAATAACAATCCGCAAACAGTCTTTTTTAGCAAGAACGCTGACTATCAAAACTTTGAGACAGGCACGGCTGATGATGACGCTTTAATCTACACAATTGCGTCAAATCAGGTGAATGCGATCCGCTACCTGTCTGCCACGCGCATTTTAACGATTGGGACATCTGGCGGCGAGTATGTGCTGACATCTGCCAATGATGGGCCAGTTACGCCGACAACAACGCTGATCCGCAAGTATTCCAACTATGGGTCAAGCAATGTCGAGCCAGTGCAGGTCGCAGATGTTACGCTGTTCTTACAGCGTGGCGGTCGCAAAGTGCGTGAGTTTAAGTATGTTGGTGAGCTAAACATTGAAGCCTATGCAGCACCAGACATGACAATCCTGTCTGAGCATTTGACAGAGGGTGGCATAACTGGGTTTGCATATCAGCAAGAGCCAGAAAGCATCATATGGGCGATCCGCGCAGACGGCACTCTGCTAGGGTTGTCGTATCGTCGTGAGGAAAACATTGTTGCGTGGCACAAGCATGTGATCGGCGGGGCGTTTGATGGTGGTCAGGCTGTTGTGGAAAGCATCACGACGCTGCCGACAGACACTGGAGAAGATGAGCTATACATGGTCGTGAAACGCACAATCGGCGGCAGCACAAAACGGTATGTCGAGCGCATGAAAGATTTTGATTTTGGCACTGATACGACATCAGCCTTCTTTGTTGACAGCGGTTTGACGTACAGCGGCAGTGCTGTGAACACACTTTCTGGCCTAGATCACTTGGATGGCGAGACAGTTACTGTGCTGGCAAATGGGGCTGCGCACCCAGATTGTACAGTATCTAGTGGCGAAATCACTATGGCTTATGGTACAACTAGTGCAGCAGTTGGTTATAGTTATACAAGTTCAATGCAAACAATGCGGTTAGATACAGGATCAGCAGACGGCACAGCGCAAGGCAAGCCCAAGCGCATTCACGGTTTGACTGTGCGGTTTCATGATACTGTTGGCGCAGAGATCGGCAACGACAGCGGCGAAGCAGACCGCATACCGTTCCGCAGCTCGGCAAACCCAATGGACAAGGGCGTGCCATTGTTTAGCGGTGATAAAAAAATTGAATTCCCTGGCGGTTTTGACGATGATGATCGCATCTATGTGCGACAGGAGCAGGCACTGCCCATGACAGTTCTAGCGTTGTTCCCACGTCTGAACACGTTTGATATATGAGGTTAGATAGATGAGCATCTTTCAAGTTCTATCTCTAGGCGCAACAATCTTAGGCGGCATTCAACAGAAAAATGCGGCAGACCGAGCGGCTGCGGCAGCTCAGCGTGCAGCAGAGTTTAACGCTGGCCTGATTGAGCGCGATATTGATCTGTTGGAAAAACAGCGCGGCATCATCAATGCAAACTTCTTAGTGCAGCAAGAACGCGCAGAGCAAGCATTTGAACGTGATGTGCAGGCAGTTGCGCGATCTGGCTTTGCGTATGGTGGGTTTGACTTGAGCCAAGGCACGCCAATGGAAGTGCTGCGCGACAATGCGCGTGAGTTTGAGTATCAGAAGTCTGTTGAGCGTTTTAACAATCAAATCACAAACATGCAGATCACAGATGCGCAAGAAGAGGCAGAGCTAAATGCAGAGCTGGCTCGGATGGAAGGTGGCGCACAGGCGGCAGGACTAAGAGCGCAAGGCACTGCAAGCCTAATCCGCAGCGTTGGTCAGGGTGCGCAGTTTGCTTATCAGACAGGAATGTTCACATGAGGATACCAGTATTCCGCACTCGCGCTGTAGCAACTGGAGAAGCACCAGGTCGTCGCATTCAGGCGAGAATGCGTGGCGATATCTTGGCGCGTGCTGAGTTGCAGAAGGGCGAGGTCGGCGCGGAGCTGGTCAGCCAAGTTGGCGCATACGCTAAGATGCGATACGAGACTGCTGAAGAGGCTAAACTTAACGAGGCACTTCTATCTGCTGAAGAGGGCATTCGTACGGCCTCACGCGATCTGTCGCGCTCCTCGCAGCTATACAATATCTTTGAAGGCGAAAACCTGTGGGATCAGCAAACATCGGCGATCCGCGATCAGGCTTTGGATGCGCTGGGCGCAAATAGATTTACACGTCAGAAGTTTCTTGAGCGGTATGGGCAGATGGAGCTGTCAAGCCGTTTCCAGTTGCGCGGTGTTGTTGATCGCAAGATGGATGCGGCAGCGCAGGCGGCAATAGCGCGTCGAGAGGCTGGAATAGTAAACGATTTGTCAGTGACAGGTTTTGGAAACTCTGATGCCATGATTGCTGCATACGACGAAAAAGTGCTTGGAATTACGGTAGATAAAGCCACTGGTGTGAATCAGGGCCGTTATAATGCGAGCAAAGTTTCGGCATCAACGAATGCTATGAAAGTTGATATTGCAAAAAATGTTGTGTCTTCTTACGTTTCAACGTCACCTTTACTTGCAGTGTCTTTGGCTGAAAGCCTTGAAGTTAATGACCTTATTAACGCAGGCATAGATGTTCCAATGGACGAAAGGCCAAATCCGCCTGGCGGTGCTTATGCTCTTCACACTTTGGAGAATATCCCGCGTGACGATGCAATAGACATCCTTAGGGCTGCGTTAACGGAAGCTACAGCGTTTCAAAATGCAAGAGACAAGCAGCGCGAAATAATAGAAAGGCAAGATGCTGATTTGCTCGCAAGCCAATCCGCTGAGCTTGATGAGCTAATGTTGACGATTGATCCACTCAAGCAATATGATGTGTCTGATCTTGAAGCAGGTCTTGAGATGTTCCCAGGAATTACTGTAGACACAACACAAGACAAAGTTTCTGGTTACGATATTCTAAGCTCTTTGCGTGTTTGGGCATTTAATAACTTAGATGTAACGCAGCAAAAGAATGAGTTTTACTTAGAGCAAATCAATGGTGCTACACGCAGGCCAAAAACTTCAAACACTGTTGTAAGCGAAGTTTTGACGCAAAAAGCTACACTTGGGACTTTAACATTTGAAGACGTTGACTTGGCTAGTGTTGATTTAACGATTGAAGATCAAAGACGTCTTTATTCTTTGGTTAGAACACAAGGTACTCAAGGCTTACCAGAGGGACGGAGAAAAATTAAACAGGCATTAAGTTTTGATGCGGATACGATTGCACAGACAAATCCTGAAGACGCTGATCGTATAAGAAATGAAATGAATGCATTATTTGATCAGTTAGACGCAATCTACGAAACTTCTGTAAGAGAAGGCCGTCCGCTTTCCTATAATCAAATAATAGATGCTGCAAATGATCTAATTGCGTCTGCGCCTGGCGTTAGGGATGT